ACGATAGGCTTCCCAGTAGCTGTCATCTGGGTCGGCTTCCAGCCATAGTGCGTTTGCAATATCCATGAAATATGATCGCGAGAGGTCGGATTTAATTCAGTTAGTCGAGTAAAGGATGCACCCTTTTCATATCCTTTTGTGCTGTTATTTCTGCGAGGAGTGAATTCTGCTCCTGCGACGAAAGGGTGTCTCCTGCGAAGTGCTTCTTCAATCTCTCTAAGCTCGGAGTTGAGAGTAGATGTAAGTTTCCATGCAGCATCTTCGTCAAATTGCCATCCATGTAATTCTTGCTGTGTGAGTATTTGTGCTACCTGATGCTCTAACGAGACCCATTCAGGTATGGTTGGAAGTGCTTCCATAGTTTGGTGGTAACGTGTACATCTTGTATGCAATAGTCTTCCATTTCTTGAGACCATTCCTTCCAATCAGAAGTTTTGCCAAATGAACCTTTAAATTCACCTAGTCTGTACCCGTAAGATTCAAGTGAGTGTCTGCCATATAATTGCAATGGCATATTTTTCCAATTATGCTTCTTGTCTAGTCGAATCATATCGGCATGATACAACCTACTAAGGAGTAAAGTGTCAACCATGACACCAGGATTACCCCACCAAGGATAGAGTTTCCGTATAACAGGACAGTCAAAGCCAATGATATTGTGACCAATAATGCAATTTGCATCTTCCAGTCGTTGTATCCCACGTACGATAGGTTCTTGATTACCTTTATCGTTGTACGTAATGGTTTCCTTAGTGGTGAGGTCATGGATAGCCAGACAATGGATGGTAGTAGCATCAGATAAAAACCCGTCAGTTTCTAAATCAAATACAAGACTCACTTCTGTTTCCATACATAGGTCTTGTCAACAAATTGTGCTTTCTTAATCATCTCTGGTGTAGGAGGTTTGGGTTTTAGTAGCTCCACTTGTTCTCCATAGGTGATCTCAGGACCTGGATTAAAAATCTGTTGTTGGGTCGAATTCATTTTCTGGTTCTGTTTCATCGAATTTGCAAGTATCTAAATTATACGTAAGTGTACAGGCTACTCCAGTTTCCCCTGAATAGCGATTTTTAAGAACTCTAACTGTCGTAGTACCTCGAACTTGGTCGGATTGTTGATCTCTTTCCAGTCCAATGACCGAATCGCTGAGTTGAGCGATTGCAGCAGATCCGCGCAGTTGGCCGAGCGTAACTCGTGCACCTTCTTCATGGTTTTTGTCACCAGTAGATCGTCGTAAATGTGATACTAAAAATAAAGAAATACCTGTACGTTCAACCAATGACCTAAGTCTAGTCATGGTTGCGTCAATCATTCTTCGTTCGTCTCCATCGAGTCCACTAAGGAGGATGGAGAGGTGATCCAAGAAAACGATTTTACAGTCGAGACCTGATGCCAGGTACTCAATCCGATTATAAATAACATCAGGATCGTAGGAGCCGAACCCATCAAACAAATAAAGATCCCAATTAGCCATCGAAGCATCGAATGCTTCCGTAAGTTCTTCATGACTTGGCTCACCTAAGTGCAATGGTTTAGATACTGCACATGACATCAGCCCTAAGGCTGTTCGTCGATTGGACTCCTCAAGAGCCAAGTAACCGACCCGTTCTCCGCTCTGCAGAAGAGAACATGCAAGCTCCCGACAGAAGCTTGACTTGCCAATGCCAGAGCCTGCAGTGATTGTCGTAAGTTCTCCGTATCGGATACCGTGTAGTTTGTGCTGTAGTCCTGAAAACGGGTAATCATGATCGTTAGGGGGATTTGGTGTAGTAACTAATTCAAGTAGAGATTTACCATCGACAATCCCATCAGGTCGATATGCTTTCTTAGCCCAGAAAGCTTTATCAATTGCAGCACGATCGTTCGCCTGCAATGCGTCTGAGATGTCTTTGTAATCCTCTAGACGGGCTATGAATACCTTCCCCGGCGGTAAGACGCTGGCCGCGGCTTTCGCAGCTTCCTGCCCAGCAGAGTCATTATCAAACCAAAGAATGATCGAATCATAGCCTTGAAGAAACTCATAATTTTTTTGAACAGACTTCTTCGCACTAGCTGCTCCTGTTGGTAGGGATACGACATCCCAGGTCGGATACATTTCTGCATACGAAGCAGCATCAAGCTCTCCTTCAGTAATGATAATTTGCTTACCGTGACCTTTCCATAGGTGTTGCCCAAAGAAAGATCCGTTCGATTCGCCTTCGTAGGAGAAGATCTTATTAGTTGTGCGAATCTTCGCGCCGATAGGTTGCCCATCAGAGTTGTGATAATAGAATCTAAGTAAGTCGCCATCCCTGTAGATTTTGAACCTTTCACAGGTTTTCTCAGTGATATTGCGTTTATGCAGCCTTTGAGCTGATCCTTCGTAACTCATTCGAGTTTGTCTATTGTGAACAACGGTTGGTTGTCCGTCTCCATTTGTATATGTATGACATACGAAGCAATAAGTGTGACCATCTGAATAGACAGAGTTGCCATCAGACGAGCCACACTGTGGACATGCTTCATGTCTAACAAACTCAGACGAACCAGTTGAGTGGTATGTTTGCAAAACTCGTCCAAGGTATGTTGTGCTTTTCGCACCATTGTGCGTATGTAGTTTTAGATTTCTTGCTAATCTTATTAAAGGGTGATTGGAACACCATCCTTAGATCAATCTCTGGATGCTGCTGTTTGACGGCTTTAATCTTACGACGATCCTCCGCCTCCCAGTACCCTTTGCACTCAAGATAAATACCATTAGGGAGAACAAAATCAGGAGTGTAGTTATGTTGAATTTGATAAGGGACCTTGGTAGATTCATACTCATACTTCACTCCTAATTCAACCATAAGATCAGCAACTCGTTCTTCGAGTCCTGATCGGAATGCCATTAGAAATCAACGTCCTCTTCTGTATTGGGAACTACGTTCGGTTCAGAGGCTTTATATCCTTTCGTGTTTCCGAAAAGTTCCGCGACCTCTTCGCTGCTGAGGTCCCCTGCATCGGTTCCCGCAGAAGAAGATACAGACACAACTTGCACACCCACAAGTTTAAGTGAAGTGCCGTAAGTAACGCCATCCTTGAGAATGTATGGCTTCTGATAGAACGCGACCTTGACTTTTGAGCCAGAGTATAAAGGTGTTGATTCGTCTGTAACTGGAGTTCCTTCAGTGTCAACAATAGGTGGCTTGGTCTCGTCGTTATAGGAGAACTTGACCTTGTATTGTCCATCAGCTACCTCCTCCCATGGTTCAGGCTTAAGTGTTGAACGCTTAGGGTTCTTAAGTTTAGATTCAGCCCACTTCAAATTCTCAGCCCGATCTGTCTCAAGGGCATCAATCATCTCGCCGGGAAGAATGGTTGCAAGTGAATAACCAAACTTGCTTGGTTTCAGTACAGCTTGGAATCCTTCGAGGACAACAGGCTGTTCAGTCTTATGGATAGTACGTGGCATACGTTAGTGGATAGTTAACAGAAAAAATAAGTTGATTCAATCACGGATTCTGGTGTCAGATCTCCAATGATCGGTGGTTTAGTTTCAGCACCTATCTGTTCTCCCCATGTTTCCAAGTAGGAATGTTCGGCAAACAGGTGCATGTAAGTCTCACGCACGATTCGTGAAAGAGTAGCCATGTCAGTAGCACGACATAGAACCGAATCATGTATGAGGGATATCGGAGCGTCGAAGCGTAGTGCAGAAAGGTGGAGTAGACTTGCATCTAATGAATGAATAAGGTTAGGTGCTGTAGCATTTTTGTGGTGCAAAAGATCTACCTTGTCGCTATCTTCTGTGGCAACACGGATGTCAACACGACCAAGTAATTGAAGTGACACTCGCTCAAACAATTTCTTGTTTAGCTTTTGTGTAACGACAAAGCCTGATGGTGTTACCCATTTAAGTTTAGTAGCACCTCGCTTAATAGCTTTAGCTACCTCTACTTCAATCCATTTCATGGCAGCCATAGGGCCAGGTACGACCTCATCCATAGAATCACGTACTGCTTTAACAGTTGCAGTCAGATCATCCTTCTCAATCTCAATACCTTTCTCTCTCAAAGCATCACGGATATATCCACGATTGCTGTGAGGCTTCGCATTATATGGGACAGTCATGACCACACGCTTAACGGTCTTTCTGTCCATGTAAGGTTGAATACTTACAGGGCAGTTTGGTTTAGCGTGCTCGGCGACGACGGCATAAGCATCTGCGGGTCGCTCTCCTGGCAGGACATTGACAAGACTTGCAGTTCTTGCGTCTCGGCATAATCCGGCGAGTATCTGTAAACCACTGCAGGTGGCATCAGTTGCAACTGGCAGAGAAGTAAAGTTTCGATCACAGGTAATTACACAGTGGTGGTATTCATCACAAGCTGCTAAGAATTGCCAGGGTTCATCAGCTGCTTCCCATAAGGGAAGGTTACCAATAGGATCTAGTGCGACAGCAGAAATCACCTCATCGTTTTCAGCTACCCATTGCAAACGTTCATGCATAGGTGCTTTGTCTAGACCATAGGTTGTTGCTACTTGAAACGCTAGCCATTCTTCAGCATCAGGTGTCATATAAGACTCCTCACTGAACTTAAGTAATGACTTACCAAAGTCAGTATCTTGTGGTGTTAGGAAAGCAGGGATTGGATAAGCTCTTCCGCGATAGTCAAAAGACCAAGGAATGAAGAACTCTTTCTTATCCTTGAATAACTTAGCTGCTTCCATTGTCATGCGTGTTCTACATGACTTCTTGAATGACGCTGCGTTCTTGTTTAATACCTCGGCAGCATCACGTCTGTATTGCTTACGAGAATCATAGTTCTCTGCAATATCAACAGGTTTATTAGGTAGAGGTATCTCTACGATAGGAACAAACTTACCAACTCTGTAACCTTTCTTCATAAGAGTCTCAGCAACTCCATAGATGAAAGGATTGAGTTGATAACCAACCTTCTGAATCTTGTTCAGGAATTGGTATGGAGTTTCCCCCTGTATACGTCCCACACCGCGTCGAACCATGTCGTGTCCACGCATTACTTCATTGAGCAGGTAGCCACCTTGTCGATTGTGACTCCAATCATTGGGCTCGATGAGCATGGGATACGCAATAGGTGAAAACAACTCAGCATTTGCCATCACTTCATCCTTGATCAACAAGAATTCAGGTGTTGGTACTACAAAGTTCTCTGTTTTCCTACCTTCACGTTTAATTTCCTTAGTGAACCAACCACTTGACTCCATGATGCAATCAAGTAACCAGCCACCTAACTTGACACGATTAGGTCTATGCCATGGTGTCCACTGAGGTACATCATAACGCTGAATAAGAGTACGAACAATGACAAACTTCTGGTGAGTACCAGTAGTGTTATGCCAATAGTTCTTTTTAATTGTATTCAATAGACCAGGACAGTTCTTCTCGTAGAACTGCATCTGTGCTTCCTGCTCAACCGCAATCCCAATGGAATCGCATACAGTTAGTAGAAGATTGCACTTGTCTTTATAACTAAAGACTTTGTCAAATGTAACCTTTAGTGCGATAGCAGCGGCCGCACCTGGGTCTATTGGCTCAAGGTATTGATGTATCTCCTTGAAAGCTACACCAATCTTTCCCTCTCGAATTCGCTTATTTGTATCTTCAATCCGTTTAGTAACAAGAGGGAGAAGAGTTGAGATGCTACTGCAACCATAAACAGTCGCACTTGCGTAGGTTTTCTCTTCTAAATCCCTCGTGTTTTTACGGAGACGTTCAAGTCCAAGTCGGATTGCATCTCGTTCAAAGTTGACTTGCTCTTCAATTTGGGCAGGTGTTGGCAATAAGACTCCTCACTAGAACCGGTAAATAGATTTATACGTTAGTGGATCCTTGTGTAGGACTGACGTGCCAGCTATTTATGCTGGATAGATACGTCAGTGTTCAGATTTCTCACATGAACCTGAAACTAGCGCGTCTACCAATTCCGCCACATCCGCGTGGGGATTCCAGCGATGAGACTCGCTGAGAAAACGTCGTCCTTGCGACCGAAACATTGTAGCAGCGCACCCACTAGATCAACTAGATAAGGCCCATCGCTCTCTCGAGCGCTGGATCTGTAGGCTTTGTATAACGTAACGTTGTCTCCACTCGTTTGTGTCCGCAGAGTTCCATGATCTCGTGGACAGGGACTCCAGCTTCACCGAGCCATGTCGCGTAACTGTGTCGTAAGGTGTGAAATACATAGAGTTCATCATCTAAAGGGAGGAGCCTGACAAGCTTTTTAAAGCCTTTCAGAAGTTGAAAGCGGTCACGCCATTCGTCTCCAAACAAACGCACGTCTTTGCGCGTCGATTGTGAACAACGTGTCTGCAGAATGGGCAGAATCCGATCATGAATAGGTATTGATCGAAGGTCGCCTGACTTAGTCCATTGACCTTCAGCGCCACCGACCTTGATACGGCGGTGGTGCCAATCAATGTCTTTAGCCCTGATCCTTAAGATCTCGCCTTGTCGCATACCTGTGTAAGCAGCAAACAAAACAATGTCTCTTAAATCTTCACGACCAAATACCTCAGTGGATAAAAGAGCCATACGATCAACTTGCTCCTTAGTGAAGTAAGTCTTACGCCCTGGCATCTCCTTTCTCCGCTTAAATGGAGGTGGCATGTCACACAACTCAAGTTCAGCACAGAACCGAAGAGCTGTACTAACTGCTGAGATGACACGATTAATGGTCGCATCTGATTTATCCTCAGCTGATAGTTCATTCGCTACTTGCATCATTAGTGCAGGGCGAATACGATCAACGGGAAAGGATAACCCTTGCAATCGAGTAAAGTGATTGCAGTTGATGCGTGCAGTCTTGGAACCATTGCCATGTTTCCATTCAGGCTTATTGCTGAATGTGAAGTCCATAGCTTGGCCCCACGTTTTAACCTTATCCATAAATAGTGGATTTGATTAGGTGGACAAGTTGCTCTCCTTTGGGTGTTAACCTGCACATGTGTCTGCGTTTGTTACCTGGATCTGTGTACTTCTCAATGAGACACATTTCACTAGGCTTAACGCCAGGTCTTTTACTACCTGTTAAGAACGTGATCATCCTTGAACAGGAAGCAGTTGTAAGACCCGTGTCTTCCTCGATAGCCTGCTTATGACAAGGGTTGTGGCTGGCTACATAGAGAAGAACAGTGACAGCTTGTGCAGGTACCTCACGATGTGTGAGGCGTAGCATTTCCCAAGCGTTGAGCAGAGATGCAGCTTCGTCATCTGTTTGGAAACGTTTTAGAGGATCCACGGGATGGGAAGCTGATCTCTACTATTAATATACCACAGTGTATGTGTAGTGTGTGTCGGATGAACCAGATGTCGTAATGGCATAAGTCATTGAAACCAAAGAAGAAATCCAAAAAGGAAAGTTCGATCGAAGTTATTTAATATCGGGATCTATTTCAATGCCATGAAATTCGAGAATGCTTCTCACTTGTTCATTCACTTGTGCTTCTTTGTGTATATGTGCACGCATCATCTTGTAGGACACCTCCGATACCGTCATACCCTTCAACACAGCATACATCTTCAATACCTTGTGACAATTCTCGCTCATCATCACAGTGACTCGCTTCATTCGGAAGTATCGAATGTATCAACGCTAACACTGCATGAGAACCATTCTCAATGTATTGTGTAGGTTTGTAAAGCGGGACATCTCCGTATGCTAAGAAGTATGAGTATTCTTCAGTGGACAGGTTGTCAATCATCAATTGGTTCATCGCTCAATTTAACTAGGTGGATAGTGTCGTGATTAGCTACTGTTACTTCATACATACCCTCAGACATATACTTAAGTAGCCTCTTTTGTGCAGCTTTAGGCTGTTGATATACGTGCTCAGTTACCTTGCCAGTGTCCTTATGTTCAGCACGGATGATGCATGAGACAGAAGCAGGTATCTCCCAAGCACACATACGCCAGTCATAGAACTCCTCCCAAGTACAGTCCTGGAAGAACTCATCAGGTGCACGCCTAATAGCATCTACATTGTTTGGGTAATACTTACCACTCATCAGTCATCCTCACATCTTTAAGTAAACAATCACGCTGGCTGGATAGCTCATACGCATTGAAAGCAGCTGTCTCAATGCCATCAGCTAGAACATATTCAACGAATAGATTCCCAACGTCATCCATTAATGTTACCTCATATTCATTTAACTTGCTGTTGCCAAGTAGTGCCAATAGATAACCTCCAAGCCTGTCGATTGTGAACATTAAATGATACTCGCAAGCATACCTATGCCAATGAATATCAAAATCGCACTTGCATTAAGCCCACATAAAAAAGATAATGCAGCCCCAATACCCATGCACATGATGAACCTATTGATGTTGATCACGTTTGTAATAGCGAGAGGTGATACGATTACTGCGTTGATATACAGTAGCTGTAGCAAATAGACCTACCATTCCTACAATAGCAAGAATGATAGTTGATTCATTCCACATCATTAGGCGTAAACAAATTGATGGTTGATAGTGTCAATGTGCTGACCAATGACACGCATGGTGTCACGTACATCAACACGCCTTGCATATGTACCAATGACATACCCTAATGTATAGGTATGTTTGGCTGCTATGTATGCATACTCAATGGTGAGAGCAAATGCATACAACAACCACAGAAGTGTGTAGTTCATTGTTAGTTAGTAGCTACTCTCATTGAGTAGCAAAAGAAAGCCAAGGACTTGCACCTTGGTGAAGGCTTAGAACCTACGATCAAACGTTGCGATTGAAGAAGTAAGTATTACCTTTGAACTCCATGTCGTAATAGTCATATCGCAATGACTGATACCACACCAATTCAAAGTCAATCGAACTGCGATAGATGTCAGGAATATCATCCGTTGGATAGACATCCTCACACCAATCTTCAGTGAACTTGGTAGTAATGTGGTCACCCACACCTTCCCATTCACCTGAGAATGCATCACAAAACTGCTCAGCAGTGGTGATACCTACATGTGAATCAAGCATCTCAATGAATGCATCGTATTCAGCCTCATCAATGATGAATGATGTGGACTCAGCGATCTCATCAATCAATGCTTGAGTGTCCTC